CAGTCTGAACACGTCCCAGTCCTTGTTCTGCTTGTTGGCTACCCATATGAGATCGTTCTTGGTGATCGAGTTAATGTCAAGGTTCAGTAGATCTGATATGTCAAACGCTGTGTGCTGTACCTGTTCTGGCTGTGGATAGCCCGCTGTCTTGTAGACCTGTACCCTTTCTCTGTCCACTCCGGCCTTGGTATAGTCTAATTGTGAAAAAGTGGTAGCGGCCGTGTACTCCACAGGTTTACTGTAAAGGTTCTCTTTGATTACCGCCAATGATCTGCGGTATTCTTTTGTGTCTGCCGTATTATCTAAAAGTTCAACACTTTGAGGATCTGTGTTTACTTCATCGTCACTCAAAGTGATCTGTATGTTTTCCTTTGAGTCAGTGTTCCCAAAGACACCGGTCCTGATCATCCACTCCGGGTATAGGCTTAAATCGATGTCTGAGTTCTCATACTTGGCCTTGAGCAGTTTGTCTATTGCGGACTGTGTGCCCTTCTCCCTAATGTACCCTTGATAGAACTTGTACTGAGAAACATCATTTACGAACAGGTTCTCCAGATAATCTCTAGATTGGTATCCTATCAGTCGTTGTGCCAACTGTTGTTGTGATTCATCGAAGTTGTTGGTCTCGAGATTGTAAAAATCATTGAATTGAGATATCTTGTAGTCGAAGTTGGGTATCAACTGTGGTGCTGGCTTGTCTGATTTCAGTGTCCAGTTAATGCTGTCAAATGTACCTGTTGAGTTATGATTGATCTTCGCAACGTAGAACTTGCCTTGGTATTCCACAGAATCCCCTATCCTGTAATCAGTGTTGGCTTTCCAGTACGTAACCTGTGCGGCGTCGAAAACAAAACCTGGTGCGTAGTAGTCGCCGTTCCAATTGGCTGTCTTCCAGCCCACTAGTTTCAACCTCTGTTGTCTGAATCCCGTAAATGGTTCATATATTATGTCTGAGAACACTGTGCTGTTATCAAAGATCAATACGTGTTCCTTCTGTACCGTGTTCAATGAAATATTATATAAGCCAACTTCTTGTGACTTGATACTCAAATCAAAAGTCTTGCCCACACGTTTTGTGCTGATCTCACGTATGTCTATCTTCCTACCTCCAGCGTCTAACAATGAGTAGTCGCCCGCTAGGTTCCTTAACCTGCCCACTATACTGTTGTTGGTGTCTAACTCAAAGCCATCCGCGGCCGGTGACACTGTGATAGCCGACCCTGGTGCCCATTCCTGTGTGGTCCAGAACAGGAATTCCCTCACGGCGTTGGTCCAGTTTAGGGTCTCCTTTAACTCATTGGAATACTTGTTGAATCGGAAACCCTGCGATTCCAACCAGTGTCCGTATCCCAGTAGGAAATCCGCCACGTCCTGGATGGTGCTGAACACATAGCCATAAGGTATGGTCTGCACGGTCTCTTGATAATTTTTGTGTTGTGAAACAGCCACAGATCCTGTCACAGACAAGGTGCCACCGACAGTGGATTTCACCGGATAGTTGAACTTGAAGTAAGGTTTGGTTGTTGAGTAACCTAATACTTTGTATCCTCCTAGTAGTGTCGACCCGTCTGCACTTATGTCCGTGTTTTTTTCTATCAGCACGCCTGAGTAGCCAAAGCTCTCGACCGGATTGGATGTCCTAAATAGTATTTTGTAGTTCTCATCAGGTATGAATTTAGATCCTGCCGTAGACCCGGGCGATACAGAATCTGTCAACACTTTGATGTTGTCTTTGTCTGTGAATCCTCCTAACTTATAGGCCAGCTGAACATCCATACCTTTCATCTTGTCATAATAGAAAGAAACTGGATCCAAGTTCTTTGACACCATGTGGTTCACAACAAACACTTGGTATCCTGCTGTCTGATATCTGGTTGTCGTGCCCGTGTTATTGTTCGTCGAAGTTTCGAGGTGATACTTGGCCGTTGATAAAACTTTCCTTATTCCCGTGTCGGTGTATATCTGGTTTCCCGCAACGTTGATCGATAACCTGGACACGTCAAAGAAGTTCGAGAAAAACTTGGCCGGTTTGGTTATGGCCAGTGTTTTCATAATTGTGAAAGGGTATGCTGATGATCTCCTCCAAGAGGTCTCCGCTGGTGCCTGATCACCAAACTTCCAAGGCTGTCTCCTGCCCGGTATGTCAAAATTATCTATCAGTCCCGCCGCTATGGGATCAAGCAAGTTACCGGAAGCGTCCACTGGTAGGTAGTTGGTGATGCCTGGCTTGCCGTACCTGCCGGCCGCTGTGGCCACAGCGTCCCAAAGTATGTCGTTGCCTGACGTGTAAGGTGCAGGCCCGTAGGTGTCCTCCCAGGTGCTTGGTTTCTCTGAATAGCCCAACATCTCCCATGGTCTGGTGTGTGGTGCATCAGTGTCGTAGTGGTACTTGTAGATGGCTCTCCAGTGTCCTGGCAGTTTGGCACCTGTAAGCCTACCTGTTGAATTCGCGTAGTTGTAGGTGAATGGTGAGCCCTCTGTGAACGTGGTGTTGTTGATGTACTGCACACTGTTCCTTCCTGCCCAGGCATAGAAGTCGGTGCCCATTACATCATCGATCTCCGCCAATGTGTAATCGGTTGATGTGAAAGCACTTGGCGATACATCGTGTATGTCTAATAGTGTTGGATCATAAGCAGTCTTACAGTTGTTGTATATCCTCTTTTCGAGTTCCAGTATAAGATCATCTCGTTCATCACCGTAGGCCTTTATTATCGATCCATCGTGTTTCCTGATCACTGTCTGGCTGGTCACATAGGTGTCGTCTGTGAAGGATTCAGGCGTGAATTTTGGATACATTCCCAACTTGGTCGGAGTTGGCGGAATGTAACTTCCGGTTGTGTCGGCGTAATCCTTGATCACTATCTTGTCGCCCACTGCAAGTGCTTTAGATATTGTAATACTATCGTCAGTTGTGCTGAATGTGTAGTCTGTGCCTAATATTAATTGTGTGTCGTTGACGTACACATACACCGCCCTGTTGCTCAGTGTTGTGACACTGTGCTGTGAGTCTATTGCGTAGTCTTTCTGTGATGTTCCCTGTACCGTGTATGTCCTAGTGGACACGTTCTGTCCCCAACCAACCATGTCCTCATAGAAGAACGGGAACGAGCTGTTCCTACCCAAGTTGATGCTTTCTATTATCTCATCCACCCTGTCTCTGGCCACACCCTCATATGCCGTGCCGGTCGCTTTTGTCAAGAATGTGTTGTACCATTTTTCGTATTCCTGGTTGACATAATCTATGGCCGTTATGGCATTGGCCTCCTGGTCAACTAAATTGAATATCGCTGGCACCAGTGGTGCCTCGTGTTGGTGTATAGTACCACCTTTCAATCTCGCTTCCGGTATGTCTCTGAGATTTGTAGCACCCGGCACCGTGCCTGTGAGATCTTGGTTCTTGTCGAATATGTCGGTGACGTGTTTAAGTATCTGTCCATACGTGAACGTGCCTATGGTCTGGTTTAGGCTGTTCGTGCTCAGATTCTCAGGTATCTCGTATATGCCCTTGTCGGCAACTTTCACGGCATTGCTGTAACCGGCTATCCTTATCTGGTCGTTGACTTTAAGTTCATTGACGAACCTGATGTACTTGTTGGTTGTACCGTTGACCAAGGTGTAGTCCGTGGTCAAGGTCTTCCTCACTCCGTTCACGGACACTGATACTTCTAGATCGGTCAACGAATTGGAATCCTTGTAGAAATCAATCGGGAACAGCCTCTTCTCCGTGGCGTCCACGATGTGCGTCCTTATCACACGCTGTTTGCTCTCGTTGGTCCGCTTGATCCAAGCACTCTTCGAGTTATGCGTAGTCCGGCCCGTGGTGTAGTGTAGGTGTCCCTCGGCCAAATTTTTGGTGGTTGTCTTGCCATCCACTTGATACGTGAACGTGCCTGACGTGTGGTCTGATTCAAAAACGATGTCGCCCACGTTGTTGATGGTGTTGTACTTGACCTTTATCCCCAGCACCGTGTCTGTAGTTGCCGTGTCTGAAGTGGCATAGGCAAACACTTTGGCTCCCTCGAAAGACGAGTTGGGATACGCAGTGGCGTCATCGAAACTGGTGTGGTTGTTGTCGTACATGTTGAACAACGGCTGTTGGTTCAGCGTGGTCTTCTGTTGCGTGGCCTTCCACAATGTGGTGGCCTCATCATAGTAGTATGACTTGCCCTTGTTGTTGACACCACCCTTGACGAACACTGTGTCCTTGTCCAGTGCGGTGCCGTTGGTGTCTTCGTTCAAAGTTAACGACAGCACAGTGGAATCACCCGCGTCCACGAAGTTGGCCACGTATATCTTGCTCCTGACCAGGGGATCCGTGTCCGCTGAGAATATGATCCTCATACCGTCCGTTATGGCCGTCTCGTCAGCGAAGTATCCAAACTGTCCTGACACATCACTGAAGGCGTCCTTGGTTGTGGTGTCAAAAAGATCCACTGGATTCTTGGCCACAGTTCCTGAGTTGTATAGTGACAGTCCCGAATCAAATTCTATTATGGGTCTCTTGGCCCTGTCGGTCTCATCCAGCACGGTCGTCGTACCATTTACCTGCGACGCTTTTTCTATCACTGATCTGTGGAACCACCTGTTGTATCTAGACCATGCGTTGTGGTCTAATGAATCCCTCTTGATGGTTATGTAATCCTTGTCCACGGGAGAACCGTCGGTGGCGTAGCTCTCTGGAGTGGCCAGCACCGTAGTATCGGTCAAAGTGATCGCATCACCCACACCTTCCACGTAGTACTCTTTGTTCCTGTACGCGGCTGGCACCTTGCTGGAAGTGAACTTTATCTTCATGCCGTTTGAAAATGACAGCGTTCTTAATTTGTAGTTCTTGACTCCCACTATGTCGTCGGCCACGTTGATCTGAGATGTGGAGGTCACGGTCCTGATGTGTAATATGCCGTACATGCCGTCATGGTTACCGCACTGATAGTATAAAGTGTCTGGCGCTCCGTCTGGCACTACAAATGTCACAGTGCCCTGATCGGCACCGTTGTTGGTCACACCCGATGTATAAAGTACTGATGTCGAACCGTCCGCACCAATGCCATCCCTGCTGGGCTCGGTCATGATGTAGAATGGATGTCCCTGTGCTTCCACCGTGAACTTGTAGGTGTTGCCCCTCCAGAGCGTAATCTCTGGATTCCTCTCGTTTTCGAGATGTCGGAAAGTGTATGCCCTTCCGGACGATCCGTCATCGGGCAGTGCTTCAACTGTGTATTCGGCCACCGCGCCCGTGCCGACCGAATCTATCGTGATAGCACTTGGTCCATCGGGTAGCCAGTAGTACTCCCTGTAGTTCACCAACTTGTCATAATCTATCGCTGGGTTCCAACTGTACACGGTCTCCTTGTTGAGCCTGTCGTGATTGTTGACCTTGCCTCCCAGGTACTTTATCTGATTAATGTAGTCGTCGTATGTTCCCGTGAACTTGACTTGATCCTCCGGATTCACAGAAGTGGTGTCTTTATCTGTGTAGGTCACAGCAGGTTCTAATTGATATGCGAACCTATCCCTGCTGGTGGCACCTATGTATCTGTCTGTTATTTGTCTGGTGTAGGCGTCCTGCCTACCAATGTAACCATCTAATCTCTCCAGTTGACCTTTTTGTACTAACGGATCCAGTGTGCTGGCGAGAAAACGTTGGTTTGTGTCGGTCCTGTAGAATGCCGGTAGGTGTTGTACTGTTCTACGGTATTCGTTATCGCCTTGCTTGACGACTTCGTTGTTGGTCAGTGCGTTTGTTGGATTGTCGGCCATTAGTATCCTGCCCCACTACTGCCGGTGCTTGAACCGGAACCTGTTGTAGTAGAGCCTGATACCGCTGATCCTGTCGTGGTGTTGGTAGTGGCAGTTGATGTGGATGTCACGACTGTGCCGGAAGCCTCGAGTTGGTTGGCTCCAAGCGCACTTATTATTGTGACATCATCAACGGTGGCCCCACTGATGAAAATCTCGTCTGCCGCTGAGTTAATTTGGAACAGAGACCCAAAACCCTGTCCTGATTGGTTTGGCACGATGACCACCGTGAGTAGGTCCGGTGCCAATTCATTGTGTATGTATGCGGCTAATTCTGTGAAGTAAAAAGTATCTCCAAAGTCCCAGTTATCAAGTGCGAAGAATTCATTTATTGCGGCTATCACTCTTGTCTTAATAACTGCATCTGTCACATTCGTTTTTGAGTTCTTCACAACTTTGAATGTTGCTTGTAGTTCTTCATTGGCACTGGTTCCGAACAGAATCTTGTATTTGACTGGATGATATACGATTTGATCCGACAATGATTTAAGTGGATTCAACACACCTGAATAGTTTATACGCAGTTGGTCCGACGTTGATGGCGTTGGTTTAACACCACCGTCCTGTAGCCATATTCTGAATAGGTTGTCATAGGTCCTCTCCAATAGGTAAACATCCACTATGTTGGACACGCTTGGATCTATCCTTGTTTCCTGTCCCGCATGGTGTTTGTATTGAAAGTTTATCGAATTTCTACCTCTCCTCGCATAGTAATCTGTGTTCGTTGTCAAGGTGTTTGTGGTTGAACTATATTTCTTGATAACATTTTCTGTGTCTGCGTAAAAATAAAATAGTTGTCCGTCGGTGTATGTTGTTGTATTTAGATTGATGTCTGTTTCATTCTGTGTCACCACGAAGTTACTCGCCGCGTAAGGTCTGAATCTTTCTATGGTGTCATAAGAGATATACTTCTCGAAGAACACGAATTTTGTAGACACTGATGTGTCTGGTTCTACAAATATGTCAAACAGTTCCGGATTATCAACGACACCGTCGTCATCACTGTCATAGAAACCGACCTTGACCTTCCTGTTGTCTTGGAATCCGTCGGCTTCGGTCACGGTGTCCGTGACCTGCCATGTAATGGGATAACCTATACTGTTGCCCGATGACAGGATGGAATTCGTTTTCAATATCTTAACTGTGTCCTTGACCACGTTACCGGTCTTGTAATCGTATATCCTTTCCTCTGTGTCAAAATGGAATTTGTTCTGTGATTCGGATTCAAAAATGTAGTCCAGTTTCCTGTAGTGCACCGTGTAGGTGTTGCCGTCATTAGTGAATTTGAACCACCAACTGGCGTCTAGATTAGTGCCTGCGGTGCTACCGGTGTTTGCGAGACTGAACACAGTACTGGTGCTGAGGTTGGTCGTCGTTATGACTCTCCACTCCTCGCTGTCCACGTCATATCTTAGACCAAAGTCTTCGTAGGCCTCTACCCTGTCTATGATGTCTTTTTCTAGAACTGTTGAGAATGATGTAACGAAATTAGGGATCACCGCGTTCAGTACTGCACCATTTGGCACTATGTCATTCAATGTGATCGGTCCGACTCCCGTTGAAAGATTTCCTTGACCACCGTTTGATCCATCGCCCACCACGTCTGATATCTTGGCCCATGCCCTGTCCTCGGCGTTGTCTGTTCCTGACGTCACTAGTGTCCCATTTAAAAACTCCCTTGTGTCTGGTGATGCGAATTTTATTAAAGCACCTTCCTTGGCATATTTGAGATTGGATGTTGCAGAACTTCCTACAGCCAACGCACCACCCGATGTGAAGTATCCGGTGTTGGTATTGGTCGTCGTTGTTGTGGAATTCCATGTCGCTGTCAGTGACGTCAGGCTCTTGGCATCGTACTTGTCATAGTAGAACTGCCTAGCGTATGCTTCTTTTAATTTTGCTTCAACGGAACCATCGAGCACTGATTGTATTTCACTTCTGTTGTTGAAGGTGAATGTGAATGTTGGTGTGCTTTCTTCACTGTAGAGAATTCCATCCTCGGCGAACACCGAAACGTTCGAGTACGCTCCAGTTGGATCCAATATCTCTTTGGCCCTCGATATTCCTGATGCCGATCTGTTGACAGATCTAACCTTTACAATTTCCTGTGAAGCCGACAATGGCACAACCTGGTAGTCTTCCGCTGTGATCATCCTATTCTGTGAGTAGTATACCTGTGCCGCCTTTTCTCTTATCGAGTCATTTGATTCCGTCGCGGCCGCGTTGTATACCGATTGTTTGAGACTCAAAGATATAGTCAAAGTCTGTTGTGAACCATTGGCGTCTATGTAAGGAACCGACAACGATACCGCCTGCATGTCGGCAGGTTGTATTGCATACTTGGCGTTATCACTGACCCTGTAGTACGTCCTGAAGTTACCCAATGGTAGATTAGAGAAGTTTCCATCACCGAACACAAGATCTATCGTGTCGTTGTTTTTTGTGACAACATTGTAAATGTTTCTGATATCTTTTGATAAAGAATTATAGATGGCGTTGTTGCCGGACAGAGAAGGCACCTTTTTCCATTGTTCAGCGATCTGTCCAAACTGATCTAGTTTATACAACCACACATCGCTGTTGTTGACATTGGTTGTATCGAAACTTTTAACATAATTTGTTATGGCCGTGTCTACAGAAAATTCCTGTCTCTCAATCGTGCCTTGTTTGAATAGGAAAAAGAATCCTGTGTTGTTGGAACTGTCGCCTGCTCCGTCTGATCTGTATGTGTATGTCAGTCCAGTTCCTGGTACCGGTGACGATTCATAGATGGATTCCGAATCTATTATTGTGCTAGGTACTATTTCGAATGCTCTGGTCGTTCCGCCTATGCTTTTACTGAAAGTGAATATTGGTAAATCTAGTTGATTCGAACTTAATGTGTATACTTCTGTGTCTACTCCACCTATCTTGTTTGCTTCCCTAGGACTGCCAAACAGTTGTCCGGTCTGGTTTGCCACGTTTAGTATGGCAATGAATTGTTCCCTGTAATTAGAGTTGGCGGAATCATTCCAGATTATAGTTTGGTTCGCTAGGTTTGTTCCAGAACTGTCATTGACATTCTGAGTCGTGGATATGGAATCTATCTTTAAAAGTCCTGTTGCTGGCTTGTTTCTTTTTGCGTTGTAATTGATAAGTCTCGCCAATCGTAGTATTGAATTCCTTCTCTCCGCTGTTTCAAGAAAGTTCTCCCTGGCGTTAAGGTCAACTCTGAAAGAAAGCGCCTGAGCGATGTAGGCTATCAGGTCTATCAGCGCAACGTACTCTGAACTCTCGACGAAGTCATTGAAATCATCTGGGTAGTTCTCCTGAAGATAGGCCACCATGGTCCTCCTCAGTGTCTCGAAGTCGTAACTTTTGAAATCAGCCTGTTGGAAGGCCTGATAGATCTTGCGCCAATCCTCGGCTACTAGTAATCTGTTCTGTCTGTCTGTTGTGGCCATTGTGTATACAACGGTATTTATATGCGAGGAAATATGCGCTTATTAAGATAGACGTAGAAGCGAGTTCTCATCGAAGTTGAACCTCAGTTTCTCAGTGATATTCAGGGGTACATATGTTATAGTGGCCTGTATGGCTATGCCCTTGTCCGCCTCTGTGACCAATATCTCCTGTGTGGATATGCGAGGATCTGCGTTGAGATTCGCCGTGACATCCTCCACTATGGCCTCTTTGAGTTGTTCCGTGAATGGTTCGAATATGGCATCGTATATGATCGTGCCGAACTCGGGATTCTCCACACGTTCGCCTTTGCGAACGGAAAGCCTGTTGATCAGGTCCTGTTTGGCTACTTCGAAGTCGTATAATTTGAAATTCTGTTTGTCAGCACGTGAGCTGAAGCCTTTGAATGTTACTGCTCTATTTGATAAATCTCTGTTGTCTTCTGCCATTAGTCCAATCTCCTGAATTCCACATCCACTTTATTGTAGTCCACCATGTAGAATCCTGTGTCTGTCATTGTTCTCGCCCATGGAACTTCCTGTGCCATCACACCCTCATATGTTCCATCGGTGTGTTTGTATTTAAACGAATATATGTTGATGCCCGAAGGCGACTTGCCAACTAATTTTATATCTGCCTTCAATCTTTGGTCACTGAATTTAAATCCACTAAAGAATGTTTTGACCGCACCACCTATGGCACCTATCTTGCTGGATAGGTTCACTCCCACGTTCTGTAGGAAACTCTGTCCCAATCTAGAGGCGTCCCTGGCGTTGAACAGTCCCGCCTTAGAAGCCAAACTCTTGACCTGGTTCATGCCCACTATCTTGCCTCCCACAACACTAGAATACGTCTGCGTGATACTGCTTAGGTTGGATATGCTTGGCACTATGTTGCCCGCTGAAAGATTCTTTGTGAGACCCTGAACAGAGTTCAAGGCGTCGTTGGCCAAATCTATGTTGCCTGAAATTCCAGACAGTGTGTTGTTGCCCAGTGTGAATAGTTCACCTGCTTGGTTTACGAAAACATTGTCCTTGAACAGTTCCGTGCTCTTGCCTGTGAATGACTCCACCACCTGTGACGTTAGACTCGATGTCAGATTCTTAACATCTGTGTTGAATTCAAATCCTTTGATCTTCTCTGATATGCTGTCCTTGATGTCGAAAGGAAGATCCACTTTGCCTGTGATCCCGTAGATGTCGTTGTACTTGGTACCAAAATCGGTCAGCAGTTGTTTGGCCTTGGCGGCATCTGTGCTTGACCCCATCTTCTGTTTCACGTACTCCAATGCGTCCGCTTGGTACTGCGCATCTCTGATGGCACTGTTCTCGCTAAGTCTATTCTGCATATTGACGAACTCCGCAGTTCCTGGTGTGCGAGACAACTGACTCCAACGTTTCTTGTCATCGCTGTCTATCGGTATAATCCCATCATTGCCTATCACGCTGGCCCTGAACATGGGTTCGTGCGTGACGAACCTGTGCACCGTTGTTTTTGTTTTCCTTGTGAACTGTTCTAGAGGTTTGATGCCTTTCTGTGTGAGCTCCACATCTCCCTCGTCCCTCAGTTGCATGCCCGCTTTTTCCGGTGTGAGCCAACTTGGCCCCCATGTGCTACTGGCACCCGTGGAGTTGAAATGGACTTGCGCTCCCGCTAGGTGTATCTGTCCCGAGGCACCGTGTAACTGTGTGCCACTGGTGAATGATGAGATACCGTCCCTGGCGTAGTCCCTGACAGATCCCGCCTGCGAACTGTTCAGTATGCCCTTCTCTCCGAGGTTCAATAGAATATCCGCGGAATGTATCATCTCCTTGGCGGAACTGAATCTTACCTGACCGTTGGCGTGCATGTTGATGTTAGAATCCGAGTGTAAGTTGAAGTCACCCTCGGTCCTCATGTTGATGCCACCAACGCCGGAATAGATGTCTATCCTGCCATTGCTCTGCATCTCGATGTAGGCATTTCCAGAACCGTTGGCGATGTACACCACGCCCTCGGTGTCGTGCATCAACAGTTGATGTCCGCTTGCCGTCCTCAATCTCGTGAGTTGGTTAGTGCCATCTGTAGCGCCGTCGTCCATGACGAATGTGTGACCCGTGGTCCTTGTCACGTAGTCAGTGGCTTCTGAATCCTTCGAACCCACTTTCTTCTTCTGTGAGCCGGTGTCCTTTCTTCCTGGTGTGCTTATACCAAACACCTGACTAGGTGTCTCTCTTCTGGCCGATGATGTTGTGGTTCCCCTGATCGGATCTGCTATCAATCCCTGTTTCAGCAACACATCCGCAAAAGGATGTATGGGTTTTGGGGTTGACTCATAATTGCCGTTGGCGAGAGCACCCGGTGTGTTCCTATTGAGTTCACCCGCTGGTACTGTTTTTGTTCCGTAATTTTTTTGCTTGTCGATTAAATCTTGTTGTGCTCCTGGGGGTCCTTCCTGTTCGCCGGTCACCTTGTCCCACGTGTTGGCGCTGGCCGCTATGCCTGGCGTCATGTGATTGGTGTATGGGTCCTGCACACAGCCTATCCAGTAGGCCTGGTCCATCTTGCCCTCGGCGAATATGACGAGAACCTTGGTGTCTAGATCGGGTGGCACCGCCCAGAAACCATACGAATGTTGACTGTCCTCGAACTCCCGGGAAACACCGTTGGTGTACTGTGCGCCCTTGGCACCGTAGAACGGTGACAGGTAATCACAGGTTATCAACTGTTTCTCAGTTGGATTTTCTGTCTTAACTAGGCTGGGTATGAACACCTTGAGGCGTCCCATCCTCGCGGGATCCTTGTTGCCTTTCACTATGCCTAGGTACGGTCCGGGGTTGGTGACCGACCACTCTTGTTCCCAATTACTGCTCGATGGTTTGGGTGTTGATGCGTGTCCCTTTAAATAATCACTCTGTGCCATTAACTAAAAAATCCTTTTATCTTAGAAATCAAGTCTGTGAACTTTCTTCCTATATTACTTACATCCTTGTACACACCCTGCAGTTCGGTAACGAGTGCTTGTGCCTCACTGAAGGTTTTTACTTCGGAAGTGGTGCCGTCTTTTGATACCACAACCGATGTGGGCACAGGGTTAGATATATTCACTCCCTGGTTATTAAATCTTGTCATCTGTAGTACGTTGGTGTATTTGCCGTCCGAGAAATTGTGTTCTACTCCGATCACCCTGTACAATCCGCTGAACTCGGCCGACTGATCACTCTGGAGATCATAAATCCCTGTCCTGTCGTTGAGATCCGTGGGCATCCTGAAGTTCAAGAGAACAATAGGTTCCGCCACATCTGGATTGTAGCAACGGAACTCATCGTTCCATATCCTGTTCCTTGCACTCTGCCAGTAGTCCATGTCTATGTCTCTGTGTATGCGCTTGGTGCCAAATAATTCAGGACTTACTGGTATGAACTGGCTCTGTCCCAGCCATGCTGGATCACCCAATATCTCCATCCTGATGTTGACCATGTCCGCCAATGGGTGTGTGAGCGTGTCCAGGAACGCATCCAGTTCGGTAGGTGTCCCTCCGGTCTTGCCTGTACCTGGACTAGAAAACACAGTGGATTCGGTCTTTAGTAGTAAATTGCCATCACCAAAATGTTCTTGTGCTGTTGTCCCTCCTGTGGGTTGACCCCTGACATTCTCTACCGTATTCTTCCTGGTGTTGGTGGCCTGCACGTCCTTAAGTGCACCTTGGTAATAGGCCACCCTGTAGTTGATGTTTAGGTCCAGAACGTCCACGTTGTCGCCCGTGAATATGTAGTTGTAGGTCTTGAACACGAAATTATTGAAGTTCTTTCCTGTGCTCACCCCCGGTATAGACAGCGAGTAAGCGTGTATCTTGTAGGGCTCGATAGTGAACTTGATTATTTTGGGATTAGTGGCACGTTTCAAATCAAAATTACTGTCGTCGGGTATCACACTGGATTTTATCCTGAAGTATTTAAAATAGAATTCCTCTGCTTGTTCCAACACTGCCTGCGCTCCACCCTTGAACTGCGCCAGCCCCAACTCCCTAGATGCTTTCTGACGGAATTCTTTGTATTTCTTTTCGGTGAAATCAGGATGGCCCTTCATTATCTCTTCTAGTATCTTGATAATATTATTTCCCGTGTTGACCTTCATGAATTCCACTGGAACGTCTCCTGTGTCCACCACACTAACTACCTCGGCCTGTTGCTTGTACATTCCTGTCTGATCTATGCTACTGACGTCAAATGTCTTCTCGGGATTTAAATCCTCGTGTATGGATATCTGGTACTTGTCCGGTATACCGATCTTGCCCGCCTCCCGATCGTCCTCTGCTCCTTGGTTCATCAAGTCCTCCAGCGCTTTCACCACATCAGCCACCGTGTTACCCTGTGGGTAGAGACTGCCCGACGTCTTCAACTCCGAGTAGGTGTTGACGAAGCCGAACTCGTTGTAGGGTATGGCCTTTACCGTATACACCGTGCCCGCCTGGTTGACGTCCATCTGCATGTCTATGATCTTGATCGGTATCACACGCTTGGTGGCGTCCTTGCCGAACTGGTTGATCACGCGCGACTGCTCGTCGAAACCCCGGAACTCCACTGTTAACAGATAGGGTGCGTCCAAGTGATCTAGATAATTGTTGTTGATGGCCGCCCCACGAATCCTCTCCAGGAGTGTTATGCCGTAGGGCTCAACGATCTCCATGGTTATGTCCGTGACCGACGTGAGCCTGCGCTTCTCGTTCAATCCCGGTAGGGAGTTCATGATCACGCTCTTGATGTAGAGATCCCTGTTTTGGCTCAATACGTTCCTGCTCTTGTCCACTGCGCCTTTCAATCGTTCGTTCTGATTGATGGTTTTCTTGTTCTCCGTGTTGAGTTCGGGACTGCCTTGATTCTCATTAGCACCTATGCCCGAGCTCCTAGCTATGATGTCGTGTGGTTTGGACTTCAACAGCGTGGCGGTGTTCTCGAGATCCTTCTTGCCCAGTCCACTCAAGGTGAACAGCGTGTTGTAGGACGCGAACTCGAACAGCATGTTCGGATCCGATATGTTGGTCACATAGGTCTCGTCAGTTTTGTTTATGGTGGATTTGTTGGGGGCTACGTCGTCCGCTGTGGCGTACTGCGGCTGTTGTGCAGATGTCTTGTTAAAATGATCTGGCATGATCTATATCCCTAGATCTTTGAGTAGATTATCTTTCTTGGGCAACTGAACAGTCACTCCCGGTTTGAAGTCATAGATCGGATCTTCTATCTGGTCTGGATTCCTCTGAGCGAACACCCACCAAAGCCTCGGTGATCCATACAAGTCATAGGCCAACAGATCTGGTCTGTAGGCATAGGTTCTCTCAATGGTGTAAGATTGATCATCCTGCTCTGCTGTTATGGTTCTAGGATTCATTATGTCTAGATAATTTGACACTTCACGTGTCTCGAAATATGGCGAAGTGTTTGAATATTTGGCCATTAGATGAATCCTACTTCGCTACTGCCCTTGCCATTCAACTCGCCTCTGACGAACTTCTTCATCGAGAAGTTTTTAATGGAATCTCTGCTGTATATTGGTGTGATCAAAACAGATATGTTAGAAAGTGTTGGAGCCCATGTTTGTGAATCACCCTCCGCATTCATGAAGAATCCTGCGTCCGCACCTGACAACTGCTTGTAGGGTGTATTGGTCTGTTTGGTCGAGATATAGTCTATGCCCGGTCTCAGTTCAACGTTGAAGGAGTTTATCACTACCGGTATCTTGTTAAACATGTGATCACCATAACCATAAAGGTGCATGATAGGTGGTGGGTTACCTTTCAACCCATCGCCGTCGTCGTTGCCAAAAAACATCTTCGTGGCCGTCCTTAGGAAATTGACAGTGGCCACCCAGTGCTTGGCATCTTCTGAATTCTGTACAGGAAACTCTCCTATGATATTCATCTGGTCCACCTGCGAATTCTGATAGGCATAATGCGGATAGTTGCTGTGCACCTGGTCCATGGCATTATAATTGGCAGAATGTTGAATTACCACCGCAGGAGTCAATGGCCAGAAAATTCCACGAGATTCCGCTAACGGTGACATCAGGGGATTATTATCAAAATCAAAGAACTTCTGCAACGGTGATGCTTCTGGTACTTGTAACCTCACACGCCAATCGGTCTTGTCGTTCCTGCCTGACCATTTGGCACGGGCCTGTACCAGTCTCGAATCCGTGGAAATACCGGCACCCGTGAGTCTGCTCAAGGTCCTGTTGAAGAACCCGGATGCCACGTTCTTTATTATACCGCCCAGTGTCGCCATATATTATAGGTTGCTTTCCCTTGTAAAATTTCGTATACTTTAACTATATTTATAGGCACAATTTTAGGCGCACTTAATTACTCTAGCGGCACGATTCAACCGACCTGTTTGTGGTCACATTACATTATATTAAAGAGAAGGAATTTATGAAGAGAGTGAAATATCTTAACAACCGGGATCTGTTGGCGCAGATACATGCCAGCAAGAACACCTATTGTTCGTACGTGACGCCAGAAGATTCACAGTACGACATCATCGTGCCTAATTTGAAAAAAATCAACACCAGGAGCATAGCGGAGGCCAAGAAGAGCAAGGCCAAGCGTCTCACACAGGAGGCCTGGGAGCAGGCCAAGGACGCCGGACTTAAAAAAATCAAACTGGTGGACTACACTGTGTCGCCTAGGAAGATCGACAAGACGGAACTGGTGTTCCGTGTGATGATGTTTGATCATGTGCCCATGGACGACACACGTAAGAAGAATCCCAAGCAGACGGCAGACCATCACAGCAAGGTCAACTTCCCACCGTTCCAGCACTACCGATTGGACAAGAAGGGCAAACCAGTTTGTGTTGGAAAATCACACTGGGTGGGCGGAATGAGCAACGGTCACTTCTCAGCGGACCATGGCAAGATGACCAACCAACTGGCCTTGATGTACATGAAACTGTGCGAGAGGTACGGTACCCGAGCCAACTGGAGGGGCTACACCTACAATGACGAGATGCAGTCGCAGGCCTTGATGCAGTTGTCACAGATCGGCTTACAGTTCGACGAGTCCAAATCAGACAACCCGTTCGCCTACTACACGGCGGCCATCACGAACAGTTTCACAAGGATATTGAACATTGAGAAGAAGAACCAAGCCATCAGGGATGACCTACTGGAGTTCAATGGCATGATGCCGAGCTTCACCAGACAGAACGAGAACGAGACCACCGGACCATCATATGTGAAAAAGATGAAGACCGCACACGGCGATGTCCACGAAGTCAACAAGACCACGCTGGCAAAACTGAACAAGAAACTAAAGAAGA